AGTCGTGATGGTATCTGGGAAGACAAGCGTAGCAAAACTCAGATTAAATTCAAAGGTGAACTTGAGTGCGACCTGAAAATTGTTGCAGTGGAAGAAGGTAAAGGGAAAGCTGCAGGAATGCTCGGTGCAATTATTTGCGAATCTGCCGATGGTGTTGTAAAAGTGAACGTAGGTTCTGGCTTTACTGAGGAACATCGCAAGAAATATTGGAAAGAAAATTTAGTTGACAAAATTGTAGCTATCAAGTATAATATGAGAATAAAGAATAAACAAGGTGAAGAAAGTTTGTTCCTTCCAGTGTTTATTGAACTTCGTGATGATAAAGATGTTGCTGACAAAAGCAAGGATATCAAGTGAACTTAAATGTTGATGTAACAGATTGGGTTAAACTAACAGAAATTCCATCTGCCACTAGCTATGCCACAATGGGTAAAACCTGTATAGACTTCTGGCAAAAATTAACAGGTGGAAAACACTCAGGTGTTTATCAAGTTTCTTTAACCAAACCAAAAGAATTGGTGCATAAAGATATTTGTTACATCGGTGAATCTGGTTGTTTACCTAAACGACTAAGTGATTTGAGAACTGGTGCTGGTATGGGTAATAAAGTTACGCATCATATGTGCGGAGTTTACATTAGAGAAGAATCTATTGATATTGAAAGTGTTTATGTTCGCTGTTTGATTGTTGCTGATGAAGATAAAAAAGAATTAGAGCGTTGGTTGCATTCAGAACATCGAAATAAATTTGATTACAAAGTTGGTTATGCTTGGGAAGAAGCATCTGGTGGTTACAAGTCTGGTAGAATTCAAATCCAAGTTAATATCAAACGTCTTGATTCTCTGGCTGCTTGCGAGAAAATCCAAAGTGCATTAAACGAAAGAATTGCTGAATTGAAAAGAAAACCATTGTCTTTAGTGGAGTTTTTAGTATGATATTAGAAAGTAAACTGCATCAGAAAAGATTCTTTAATCCAAAAAGTAAATCTGATCTGGTTGCATATAAAAAGTTTTTGAGAACTGGTGGTTGGGGTCATGGTGGTTGTCCATTCTTTCTTGTGTTTCCATATATGACAATACCGCATATGGTTCAGGATAAAATTATACATAATGTTTTAGGAGTTAAAAATGACAAAAGTTGCTATTAATCGTTGCTTCGGTGGATTCGGTATTTCAGATGAAGCGTTTGAGAAATTGCTTAATCGTAAGGGTATCGCTTTCGATAAAGTGGAGAAAGAGAACTCTACATTTATTGGTGCTTCTTACTACAAAGCAGGACATGCTGGTGATGATGAATACTATTTAAGTAATTATGAGTTTTACGAAGATCGTTCTGATCCTGATTTGATTGCAGTGATTGAAGAGATGGGTCAAGCATCATGGGGATATGCTGCAGAAATTGCTATAGTTGAAATTCCTGATGATGTTGAGTGGCACATTCATGAGTACGATGGCATAGAACACGTGGCAGAAAATCATAGAACTTGGAGTTAAACTATGAAAAAAGAACTTGATGAAGCACTGGTTGCAAAGTATCCGCTGATCTTCAAAGATCGCAATGGAGACATGCGCACAACTTTAATGTGCTGGGGTTTTGAATGTGGTGATGGTTGGTATAACATTATCGATATTCTTTGTGGTCTTTTAACCAGTGATTATCGTCAAGCCAAGAGTCGTTATGAATCCATCAAAGATAAAGTTGGCCAACCAACATTTGGATTCAAAGATAATGGAGATCCAGTTGGTAAAATTGTCACTCAAGAAATGATTGATGCTGCCAAAGCAAAACTAGATGAAGAAACATTGAAGGTTCCAGTTGCGGTTCAGGTGAAGGAGAAGTTCGGTGGACTTCGATTCTATGTTCAGGCTGCAACTGATAAGCACTACAGCTATATCTCATTTGCTGAGAGTATGAGTTATCGTACATGTGAAGAGTGTGGTGCTCCAGGAAAAACATACACTGATGGTTGGCATACAACTCTTTGCGATATTCATGCAGCAATGGCTGGTAAAGAAGAAGAATATGAGTATGAGGAGAATGAATAATGTTTTATGGTAAAGATAATGTTGACGCAGATTTTACTCTACTTCTAAACAAATTGGAACAACAAGAATTGTTTCTGTTCGAACCAATGCCAAGTTATAAAAATGGCGAAAGGTGGACTGATGAATTTCGTATTCGTGATGGTCATACTAAATTAGCTGATGGCTCTTGGGTGACTATTATTAAAGTTACTACATGGGTTGAGAAACTTAAACAAGATACTGTAGATTTGTATACAAGTTATCAAACAAATTTACAAGAGATTCGTTTGTTGAAACAACAAAGACGTGAGATGGAATATGGTCTGCGTGTTGCCGAAAAGGCATTGAAGAATTCACTTGCTATTACTAAGGAGATACTCGATGAGTAAGTTTGTTTTGGTTGAAACTATTTCTCAATATCGTATGCGTTATGTTATTGAAGTACCTGATGACCATAATGATCGTGAGTATCCTTGTACTGCTGAACAATGGGCAGCGGATACAGTTACATCTGAAGAGATGAAAGAGTTCTCGCAGTTGTGGCTCGGTGAAACTATTGTTAGCACTAGAGAACTTGCTAAAGAAGAGATCGTTCCTTTGTGCGATAAGGATACCGACTATGCTCAATCTTGGGATGATGAAAAGAAACTGGAAGTGTTTGTTACTCCAGTTGGTTATAAGAGAGACTGGTAATGTTTGTATTTGATGTGGAAACTTTGGGTATCGAATCAACCTGCGTGATTTTATCTGCAAGTTTGATTTATTTCGATCCAGAGAAACAACCTGATTATCAACAATTACTTGACGATGCATGTTTCGTTAAGTTAAAATCCAAAGACCAAGTTGAAAGACTTGGTCGCACCATTTCAAAGGATACGATTGATTGGTGGAAAAATCAACACGAGTATACTCGCAAAGTTTCATTCGATCCATCGTCAGAAGATTTACTTGCAGAAGATGCAATACAAACACTCAAAGATTATATGGCGAAGTACCCAAATGCAAGTAAGCAAACTATGTGGGCACGTGGTTCTCTTGACCAAGTTGCAATAGATAGTTTGTGTGTTAGACTTGACATTAATCCCATTACCACGTATAATATGTGGAGGGACGTAAGAACTGCTGTTGATTGTTTTACTGGTTCCACGAATGGTTATTGTGAAGTTAACCACCCAACATTTAAAAGACACAATGTTATCAAACACCATCCAGTCCATGATTGCGCACTGGATGCTATGCAACTTATGTACGGAAAATAATAGATGATTTTTTATACGCACGTATTTCCCTTTGGCAACAAAATGTGTGTCAGAGGTTATGAAAACGGCAGAGCGTTTCAACGTAAGATAGATTTCTACCCAACACTTTATGTAACATCCAACAAAGCTGAGAGCCAATGGCGCACACTCGATGGTCAAGTCATCGATGAAGTTAAACCTGGAACTGTGAAAGAGACACGTGAGTTCTTTGATCGTTACAAAGAAGTGCAGGGATTCAACGTCTACGGAAACACCAACTATGTTCACCAATATATCAGTGACACTTATGAGAGTGATATTCGCTGGGATATGGAACAGATCAAAGTATTCACCATTGATATTGAAACTGCAGTTGAAGATGGATTCCCTGATGTCAAACAGGCGAATGAAGAGATCCTACTAATTACAATTAAAGACTTTCAGTCCAAGAGTATTGTTACTTTCGGCACACGAGAGTTTCAAAATACTCGCAAGGATGTTACTTACTTCCGTTGCAAAGACGAGCAACAACTTCTCAAAGAGTTTATGATTTTCTGGCAACAGAACTATCCTGATGTTCTCACTGGATGGAACATTGGATTCTTTGACGTACCATATCTAACTAAACGCATTCAGCGTGAACTTGGTGAAGCAATTGCTGCCAAACTTTCACCATGGGGATATATTAATGAACGAAAGATCTTTGTTAAAGGTAACGAAGAAATTTCATTTGACATCCATGGTGTAAGCCAACTTGATTATCTTGATTTGTATAAGAAGTTTACTTATCAAAAGCAAGAGTCTTATCGTCTCGATTATATTGCGCAAGAAGAACTTGGTGATGCCAAGAAAGAAAATCCTGGAGATACATTCAAAGACTTCTATAACAATTACTGGCAAGACTTCGTTGAGTATAACATTCACGACGTAGAGTTGGTTGACAAACTTGAAGATAAGATGCGACTAATTGAGTTGTGTCTTACCATGGCATATAATGCAAAGATTAACTATGAAGATGTGTTCTCTCAAGTGCGCATGTGGGATGCCATTGCGTATAACCATCTTCGCAAGAAAAAGATTGCTATTCCTACTACTGGCAGATCCAGTAAGAACGAAGCATTTGAAGGTGCTTTCGTTAAAGATCCATTGATAGGTATGCATAAATGGGTTGCGTCATTTGACTTGAATAGTCTATATCCCCACTTGATTATGCAATACAACATCTCACCTGAAACTATGAGTGGTGAAAAACTTTCTTGTAGTGTTGAGCGACTTCTCAATCAGGAAGTTGATACTTCTTATTTAAAGCGTAGAGATCTCGCTTTGACTGCCAATGGGTGGACTTACCGTAGAGATGTTAAAGGTTTCCTTCCTGAGTTGATGGAAAAGATGTATACCGATCGCAGTAAGTTTAAAAAGCAGATGCTAAAGGTTGAACAGGAATATCAGAACGACAAGTCCAAGAAAGAACTTCTCAAAGAGATTAGCCGACTGAATAACTTGCAGATGGCAATGAAGATTGCATTGAATTCAGCTTATGGTGCTTTGGGCAATCAATACTTCCGATACTTTGACATTCGCATGGCTGAGGGTATTACAACTTCTGGTCAGTTGTCCATTCGTTGGATGGCTAATGAGTTTAATCGCTATATGAATAAAGTTCTTAAGACTGAAGGTAAAGATTTTGTTATTGCGATTGATACCGATTCAATCTACTTAACATTGGAAGAACTTATCGAAAAAGTTTGCGAAGGTAAAACTGACGAACAGAAAATTAAATATATGGATAAGGTTTGCGAAGAGATCTTCCAACCATTCATTGACCAAACGTATCAAAAGTTAGGTGAGTATATGAATGCATACTCTCAGAAGATGATTATGAAACGTGAGGTTCTTGCTGATAAAGGTATCTGGACTGCCAAGAAAAGATACATATTGAACGTACACAATTCTGAAGGAGTGCAGTATGCGAAACCGAAACTCAAAGTTATGGGGCTTGAGATGGTCAAGTCAAGTACACCTGCTGTTATTCGTGACAAACTTAAGAGTTCGATCGAAGTTATTCTCAAGGGTAATCAAGCGGACTTACACTCGTATATCGAAAAGTTCCGTGAAGAATTCAACCAAATGCCAGTAGAGGATATTGCTTTTCCACGTGGCGTGAATGGTTTGAGAACTTATGCTGGTTCTCCCATCTATGCAAAGGGAACACCTATCCATGTTAGAGGTTCGTTACTTTACAATCATTATGTGAAGAAACTTGGACTTGAGAAGAAGTATCAGTTGATTAAAGAGGGTGAGAAGATTAGGTTTGTATATGTAAGAAAACCAAATCCATTTCAGGAAGATGTTATTGCTTTCCCGCAATCACTACCAAAAGAATTTGGTTTACATGATTTTATTGATTATGAAACTCAGTTTGAAAAGACATTCCTCGATGCAATGCAAACTGTAATCCAGCCGATTGGTTGGAATGTTGAAGCCAAGTCGTCATTGGAGGATTTCTTTGGATAACATTAAAGTAATTAAAACAGGAATCAATGTATCAAAGATTCTTGCGCAATTAAAACTTTATAAAGATGATTGGAATTCTGAAGGACAGATGAAAGGTGCATCTACAGTTCAGAAAGAATTTGACTTTCCGCAAATCAACGCAGGTGTTTTGCAATTAATTATTGGTGGAGTTGAGAATGAAACCCAATACGTTGGGGACACTGAGTATTGCATTAAAACACCTGCGTATAACAGACACACAGAAATTGTTAGATTTATGAAGAGAAACTTCCACGACCACTCACGTTGTGGATTTTTGTCATTGCCAGTTGGTGGAACAGTTGGCAAACATATAGACATTGGTAGCTACTATCAAACCAGAGATCGTTATCATTTATCCATTGCAGGTAGATACAAATACATGGTTGGCGATGAAGAATACATAGTAGAGCCAGGAACTTTGTTGTGGTTCAATAATAAATTGCAACATGGAACAGAAAATGTTGGCAACGAAGTTCGTGTAACCTTTGTATTTGATGTACCACATCACAAAACTAATCCAAAATAAACTTTACAAATAACCACAATTCGTGTATAATTAAATTTTAGGAGTTGAAAATGAGTATACTAGATAAAATTCGCAAGAATAGTACGATTAAAGATTCTGCTATTCTTTCACAATCAAAGTTTTTCACAAAGAAAGACATGATTCCTACCACTGTTCCAGCAATTAATATTGCTTTGTCAGGTCGTCTTGATGGTGGACTGACTCCAGGTATCACAATGTGGGCTGGACCAAGTAAACACTTCAAGACAGCATTCAGTTTGCTAATGGCTAAGTCTTACATGGATAAGTATCCAGATGCTGCTCTACTGTTTTATGACTCAGAGTTTGGTACTCCACAGTCTTACTTTGATTCTTTTGGTATTGACACAGAGCGTGTTATTCACACACCACTTACTGACGTTGAGCAGTTAAAGTTTGATATTATGCAGCAGCTACAAGGAGTTGAACGTGGTGACCATCTTATTATTGTTATTGATTCTATTGGTAATCTTGCGTCTAAAAAGGAAGTAGAAGATGCACTTGATGGTAAATCTGTTGCAGACATGAGCCGTGCCAAGCAGATGAAGTCATTGTTCCGTATGGTGACTCCACACTTGAACCTTAAAGATATTCCATTGGTTGTTGTTAATCATACATATATGGAGATTGGCATGTTCCCTAAACCTATCGTTGGTGGTGGAACTGGTGCTATGTACTCAGCAGATAACGTATACATCCTTGGTCGTCAACAAGAGAAAGAAGGGACTGAAGTTGTTGGATATAATTTTATTATCAACGTGGAGAAATCTCGTTATGTTCGTGAGAAATCAAAGATTCCTGTTACTGTATATCATGATGGTGGTATTAGCCGTTGGTCTGGTTTACTCGATATCGCACTCGAAAGTGGGCATGTTGTTAAGCCAAGCAATGGTTGGTATTCCAAGGTAGACCAAGATGGTGTGATTGAGGATAAGAAGTATCGTGTTAAAGATACAGACACTAAAGAATTTTGGATGCCAGTGCTTATGCAAAAGTCTTTTATTGATTTTGTTAAAAACAAATATCAAGTGGGTTCATCAGATATTCTTAAAGATGAAGATATTGATGCAGAACTTGCAGCGATTGACGATGAAGAATAATCTACGCAATTATGTTACTGTGCAAAATCGCAGTAATGGTTATGATGCGATAAAGTTGACAGATGGCGCATATGAAGGTATAATTTATTCTTACGGTAAAGTTGGTTTTGAGGAAGACGAAACCAACGATAACTTAAAAATTAGTTTTGAATATGAAGTTCTTGACTATAATAATAAGGTTATCACTGATATGAAACCCTTTGAGAAATACATAGGTGATATACTTCAAGATCTTATTCATGAAGGTATTGCTAATAATAATTTAACGTATACAGGTGGTGTTGATGAGAATAGAACAGGCGATCCTATCGAACCTGATTCACAATGAGGAGTTCTGTCGTAAGGCAGTCCCACATTTAAAGACTGATTATTTTGCTGATCGTAAAGAAAGTGCTATCGCTAAAATCTTGGTTGAGTTTTTCGAGCAGTATAATAAGCCAGCATCACCTGAGATTCTGGCTATTGAGATTGGGAACATTAAAGGACTAACCGATAAAGAAGTTCCTGAGTTTTTACAGTATGCCAAAGAGTTGACCAATAAAGAACCAAACGAAGAATGGTTGATTGGTCAGACTGAAAAGTTTTGTAAAGACAGGGCAGTTTATAATGCGATTCTTAAGTCAATTCAAATTATCGATGGTCGTGACAAAGTTCATCAACAAGATGCAATCCCTACTATTCTTAGCGAAGCACTTGGTGTTTGTTTTGATAATCATGTCGGTCATGACTATATCCAAGATGCTAATGAGAGGTATGATTTTTATCACAGGGTTGAAGAGAAAATTGCTTTCGATCTTGAGATGTTTAACAAAATCACCAAAGGTGGACTGAGCAAGAAAACTTTGAATATTGCTTTGGCAGGAACAGGTGTTGGTAAGTCGTTGTTTATGTGTCACGTTGGAGCCAGTGTTCTTATGCAAGGCAAAAATGTTTTATACATAACAATGGAGATGGCAGAAGAACGTATCGCTGAACGTATCGATGCGAACTTACTTAACCTAACCATGGATGAATTGAAAGTTGTTGACAGAGATATCTTTGATTCTCGTCTACAAAAGATTGCTACAAAGACGCAAGGAACACTGATTGTCAAAGAGTATCCAACTGCAGGTGCGCATGCTGGACACTTCCGTGCTTTGTTGGAAGAGTTGAAACTTAAGAGAGAGTTTACTCCAGATATTATTTTTATTGACTATCTGAATATATGTGCTTCATCTAGAATGAAACAAACGCATGGTGTAAACTCTTATACATATATTAAGGCGATTGCTGAAGAACTTCGTGGTCTTGCTGTAGAATATAATGTTCCCATTGTTTCTGCTACACAAACTACTCGATCTGGTTTCACTAACTCTGACCCAGGACTTGAAGATACTTCTG